CCAAAAAACTTTATCTCCGTCCGCAGAACTGCAGACATTATCGCAGAAAGCATAGAGTATGCAACTTTGCAGTTTTTAGACAAACCCATCACTGTGGCTATTGATGGGGTGCTTAGCATGGTCAACGCTTTTATCCGAACCCTCATCGGAAGAGGTGCCCTCGTGGACGGTAAATGCTACTTCCTAAAAGACAAAAACCCAGAGGTAAATCTCGCTAACGGACATCTTACCTTTACTTACGAGATAATGCCACCAACCCCAGCGGAACGCATAACCTTTGAACAGGTCATAAACATAGAACTACTCAAAAAACTGGTAGGAGGTTAAGCCATGCCTATTGAAGTTAGCAAGGTATTTAACGCAAGGGTGTATATAGACGGCACGGACTTTATAGCTAAGGCTGAAGAGGTAGACCTCCCGAAGGTCAGGTTCAAGTTCGCCGACGCTAAAGCCCTCGGTCTCTACGGAGAGATGGAACTTCCAGCTGGGCTTGATAAGCTTGAAGCAAGGATCAAGTTCAACAGCATCTACGGTGATTTTATCGCCCTTGCCTCAAATCCTTTTGTTCTGCGGACCATCATCGTCAGGGCATCAAAGCAGGACTGGGACCAAAGAGGAGTAGCCCGAGAAGTGCCCGTTAAGGCGGAGTTGCGAGGCTTTTTCAAGGAATTTGACACTGGGAAATTTAAAGCAAGGGATGCGGTAGAAGCGGAAGCCACCATCTCCGTCCTGTATTACAAACTTGAAGTTGATGGCCGAGATGTTGTAGAAGTGGATGTGATGAACAATATCTACAAAGTGGAAGGAAAAGACATTCTGCAAGCCTACAAGGCTAACATCGGAGGTTAAAGATGGTTAAGGAGATCACCCTTCCAAGTGGAAGAATTGCAAGGATTAAGGAGGGTAAAGGTAAGGACTTATTCTGGGCTTTATCCAACTCAACTGGGCAAAACGACGTAATCAAGCTTTTGATCGTGAGGCTTGCGGAAATTGACGGGAAACCTCTTACGGAGGACGACCTTGAGGAGCTTCCTCTTGCGGATGTGATGGTTCTTATTAGAGAGTTTACGGAGCTTTACTCCCCTTTGTCAGTGCAGAAGCCGTCCTAGTTATGATTGAACACGGCTTTTCCTATTCCGACCTTGCCAACATGTCTTATGCAGAGCTAAAGTTCTGGGCTAAGGAGCTTTCCGAATACTACCAAGCTAAGCTACTTGAAGATGAATAAGCATGGAATTCTCTGTTGCGGTAGTTATTCAGCTAATAGACAACTTCTCCCGTCAGCTTTCCGAGCTTAGGGACGGAGTTTCGAACTTTAACAACGAGCTAAATCAAACGCAAAGTAAGCTAAGAACCTTCGGAGAAACCTTAAGAAAAGCCTTTGACCCGAGTGTGATCTGGAGTGCTTCAGAAAAATTAGAAGATTTCACTTTGAAAGTTGCGCAAGCAACAGCCTTACCTCTTGCTACTCTTTACAAGACTTTAGATGCATACAAAAGCTCGGAACTTGCCCAAGTGGAGATGGAAGTAGCCCTCATGACCAAAGAGGGCCTACCCACAAAGGAAATCAAAGAATTAAACAAGCAAGTGGAAGAACTCGGAACGAAGCTCCCGGGAACAACAGCAGACTTCTATCGTGTGGTTACCGCTTTGAAGGGTGCAGGCATGGAGCTGGATAAAATCGTAAACGGCGGACTGAAAGCAGCATCCTATCTCTGGGTGCTCTTCAAAGAGGAGGCTTCTCCGAAGGAAGTTGCTGAAATGGTGCAAAGTTTCTCAAATGCATACAGGATAGCCGGGGAGGATTTTGAAGCCTTCGCCGATCAAATCCAAAGACTAAAATTCGCAAGTGGTTTGACGCTAACGCAAATCGCATATGCAACGAAGTATTTCTCCGCAGAACTTGCTCAGCTTGGTTTCACAGGACTACAGGCTTCTAAATTCATGCTTACTTGGATAGGAACCCTAAAGCAATTTGGCGTAGCTGGAGAAACCGCTGGCACAAGTATACGCTCTGTCCTTCAGAGAATCCCTGAGTTAGACAAACATCTTGAAAAGCTACGCAGAGAAGGAATTGATATAAGTATCAACCTGAAAGATTTCTACGACGAGAAGGGCGCCTTCAGACTTGAGGAGTTTCTGATGGCAATTAGGAAAGAACTTTCTGCTATTCAAGACCCGCTAAAAAGAATGCAAGCCCTGAGGGAACTCTTTGACATGGAGGGTATGCGAGCCATAGCTCCACTTCTTGCTGCAACTAAAGAAGAAGCCCTTATGTATCTTGAAGAAATCAGAAAAAGCATTGAAGCAACCCATGACCCGAAGAAAATTGCTGAATTCCAAGAACAATACGAGCAACTAAGGAAGCAGATTGAGGCGGGAGGTTTCTCAGGACTTGAGAAGATGGCAAAAGAGTTAGAAAATCAAGCAAGCCTTCAACAAAGATTGAACAGACTGATGAACACATACGCAAACGTGCTTGAAGCAGCGGAAGGAACACTTACGAACCTGATGGCTGTAATTGGTTCCTTGGTTGCACCTACCTTGATAGCTATACTAAACCCTCTCAACGACCTTTTAGGAAAGCTTGCAGACTTCATACAGGAGAACAAAACAGTAGCACGGATTCTCACGCTTGTTGTTGGCGGATTTGTTAGTTTTCTTGCGATTATGGGCGCTGTTAGCTTGGCGGTTGCTTCTTTCATGAAACTTTTCAGTTTTGCATTTGCCCCTGTTAAGTGGTTAATGACTATATCGCTTATCAAAACTCTTGTCTTAGCGTTAAAGGCGTTTAGCATAACCCTGCTTGCCTCCCCCGTTGGCTGGATTGCTCTTGCTGTGGGTGCCCTTATCGGTGTTGGTTATCTTCTTTGGAAGCATTGGGACACAGTCAGCAAAGGACTTGCTAAAGCTTGGGGCTGGCTTAAATCGTCTTGGCTAAGGGCCTTTGAAGTACTTGTAAAAATCAATCCATTTTTTGCTCTCTTTACTGCACTAAACAAGCTCATCCAGCAGGTGTTTGGTATAGACCTCTTCACCGCGGGCAAGAAAATTGTGGAAAGTCTGTGGAAAGGCATAGAATCCCTCGCCATGAAGCCTGTTGAGGCTATGAAAAATATTGTTCAAAAGATAAGAAATCTCCTACCCTTCAGTCCAGCTAAAGAAGGCCCACTAAAGGATATTCACAGAATAAAGCTTATTGAGACCATTGCCGCAGGGCTGAACCCTGACCCTCTCTTTACTCGTATGAAAGACATCGCTATTAAAGTGTCTCAGTTTGTCCCTCCCGTAGGGCTAAGACCGGCGTTGGCGGGGGCCACGATCACAGTCAATATCGGTCCTATTCAAGTGTATGGAACGGAAGGAAGCAAGGTCGCCCAGTCTATTGCGAGCGACCTTGAACGAGAGATTAGGAGGGTGTTGGCTAAAATTGAAAATGAACGCTACCGTAGAAGTTATTGAGAAAGCCTGAGATCTTTGTGTTCTTTGATTTTGTGAAATTCACAGTAGCTTCTTAACCTGCTAAGCAACGCCTCAGGGAGAGATTTAGCCAAGTCTGTGAAGCTATTGGAGGTGATGAACAAATATCTCTCTTGCAATTCTGCAAAATAGAGGATTTCCATGATGAGTTCAAGTCTGGGTTGTGGGAGAGCGGCGATTAAGTCATCTATCATAAAGCAGTCGTATTCTTTGTATGAGTTGTAAAGTGTTTTCAGGTCTGGGAAGGCTACGCACGAAATATAGAGAGGGTTTGAGATTTCTCTACACTGCAGAAGTTTTGCGACCTTCCATGTGCATGCGATTGACTTTCCAACTCCGGGCTTACCGTCAAGTATGACACCTCTCTTACTCACTTCCCTTATTTTTCTTAATGCTTCGGTCTCTTTCACTCCGTTGAGAGCTATCCTTATATACTTTTCTGGGAACCCATTTGTTATCATGATCTCGGTAATCTTTTCTTTTCGTAAGGGCTTTGGCAGGAAGAACACTGAGCCTTTTACCCCTTGCCCATCCTTCACAATCCACACACTTTCTCCCTCCACCACCTCTATGTTCTCTCCGTAGACTTTTTTAATCTCTTCTACGCTCTTATAAACCTTCTTCATCTTTCGCCCTCCCATTC